CAGCTTGCCGGTATCTACGGCATGGCGGCGTTGTTTGCTGGGGCGCAGGGGGTTCCGTTGTTTGGTATCGCAGCGTTTATATACAATCTGTTTGCTGACGATGATGACGATGACCTTGAAACTGCAACACGAAAGTATATGGGTGAGATGCTTACTTATGGCCCACTTAGCTACTACACCAACATAGATTTCTCAGGTCGCGTCAGCATGACTGACCTACTCATCCGTGACATGCGTATAGGCGATAAGCCTGACTTCGTAACCGGCGTATTGACCGCACTGGGTGGCCCAGTAGTAGGGGTGGCATCCAAGATGGAACGCGGTTTGGGCCTGATGCGGGAGGGGCACATTGAGCGTGGTGTTGAACAGATGCTGCCTACGGCAATAGGCAATATGGTGAAGGCAACTCGGCTCTACAGTGAGGGTGCCAATACCCTTCGTGGTGACCCGATCACGGGGGACGTAAACGCGTGGAACGTGGGTGCGCAGTTCTTCGGGTTCTCGCCAGCAGACTATCAACGGCAGCTTGAGATCAACAACATCAACAAGAGCATTGACAAATACGTCAACACCCAAAAGACTTCGCTCTTGCGCCGTTACTACATAGCCGACAGGACAGGGGATATGGACGCTAGACAAGAGGTCAGGGATGAGTTGCAGTCGTTGTTTGAGAAGCACCCTGCTCTGGGTAGTCTTAGCCAAGTCATCCGTGACTCGATGGAATCCCACAAGCGCACAACGAAGAAGATGGTTAACGGGGTTCTCTACAGCGACAAGATGATGCGGGAACTGCGTGAAAACGCAGATGAAATGGATGATTAGAAAAAAAGCCCCGGTATTGCGCCGGGGCTAAATCATGGAGGAAAACTGTGGCTAGAAAGGCCACGGGGGGATAGTATCACAAGATTCTCCAGAAGCGCATCCCATACTTTCCCGCTTCGATTCGGCTGAACCCTTTTAAGGTATAACCCTTTCGCTCCGAAATCTTCTTCACTTCCTGTTTTAGTTGTATCTGGTTTATTGCGGGAATGAACACGGAGTTGCCGATTTGCAGTTTACTCCACTCCACAACAATCGGCACTCCGTCAGGCACTACCGCGTCCTCATGCAGGCTGGGCGATACTCTCTTTAGATGTTCCCGCTGTTGCTTTAGCAATCGCAAACTCGGTTTCATCATCTAAGAACTCCGAACAATCTATACACAAGGCGTAGGCGGCGGGGAGATTCATTCTTGTGCCACGGCTCATGCGTTTTTTCTCCAAAACCGCCCTAGTCCTACCAGACTTCAACGCCGAAACGAGAGACGTATAGTTAATCTGCTGGTCAATACACCACTTTTTAAACGTCTTTGGCAGTATATACAGCTTCTTAACGTCATACTCATACCGTGCAATCAGGGACACACGTGGTGTGCCATCCGGAATGATCAGCATATCTGTATCGTTCGTCGGGTGCCTACCGTCGTCCGTGCTTTTGATGCGCAGGATGTTGTTGTAGTTCTCCGCCAAGAAGTTGTTCAGCACGGCTTCAGGTTCGATAGTCATAGAAGCCACATTTTCTTTGGTCGTCGTCATTGCATCGATAAGCCACGCAACGATGGGAGCAATCTCAAAACTGATTAACCCCAGCCGTTTAGCAATGATCAGCCCAGTGATGCCGCAAGCTGCAAGCGCGGAGTAGAAACGATCCGGTGCTTTCAACCCGATAGCCTTATCCAGCTTAGCCTGAGTTGCACGGAACAGTGTATCGGTGCCTTCCACGTCCTTCATTATGTGCTGTAGGTACGGAATGCAAGCCGTGCCGTAGTTTTTCCGCAACGCCAAGCTTAACTCGTCCGTGACAGACTTATCAGGCAGGTTGGCGGGGCCGACAAAGAACTCCAGCACCCGCATAGCCTCACCTTTAGGCATGGCTTTAACCCCTGAGATAACCTCAAGGATACCGGCGTTACCTGTCGAGATGCACAACTGCTGCCATGTATCCCCACGGAACCGTGCGACGTTGGAGCTTGGCCCCATGCGGTCTCTCTGATGGCCCGACGTATACTGATAGAGCATATTGCTTAGTTCTTTGGCGGTAGCGTTAGTGAGTTCGTCCAGTGGCAGGAGTATGTTCTTGTAGACCTCGGCCCGATTAAACCGTGCGTTCATGGTATCGGATTCTTTAGTCATCATCTCCTCTGGGTTACCCCAGATGCTCGCAGCCATCTGCATCACTGTAGTCTTGCCGTAGCCTGACTCTGGGTTGTAGAGATGCACCATTGCCGCATTCACGCCGGTTAGGGCCATCAACGGAGAGCCAAACCCCAATCCGATAGCGAACTGGAACAACTCCATATTAGGCCGTTCAAAGAATTTCACCATGTCTTTCCATCCGTCCAACGTCCCCTTCTCTTGGAAATAGGGGAACATACGCACGGTAGATGACGACGGCGGGTTCATGTTTATGCAGTCGGCTTTGACCTCTTTATCCCCAATGATGAAGGAAGTAAATTTGTCGTCTGTCCAGCCAAACTGCCGTCTTGCTACGTCTGCTGTGGTTTCCATTTGTAAATTGTTTATCCATGCAATGATGTAATACATTAGCTCGTCCATCTTCGCCAGAGCTACGCCTTTGCCCCCAAAGTGCTTACGAAACTCGTCTTTGGACAAGACTGACGTTAGTGGAACTGTAAATTCCCGCACCCCGTCTTTGGGTAGATGCAGCCGGACAAGCACTGATTCGCCCATCTCCGGGTCAACAATCCGGCGCACCACGTATATATCATGGTGATATACCGGAACATCGACATCAGCTTCTTCCCCACGGGTGCGGCGGAATACGCCACCATTCTTACCCCGCATATACGGCGGCGGGTATTTTGGGATTACATACGTCTGTGCCGGAGCCTCTGGGTGCGTAGCTGGCACAGCTTGAACAATGTTATCTTCTTCAGATGCTTCCTCAACTTCGCGGCCTAGTGTGATCGGTGACCGTATAAGTTTGAGGTGTGGGCATCCAGCACAACCGCCCGGATTGAGCTTCTCAAAAGTCTCACAGGTATACGGCCCCTTGGTCTGGTTCGCCTTGGTTTCCGTGTAGTCCGCGTCATAGTCAGGGTGCTTCTTAGAGATAAAATGGATAGCCTTGTCACGATCCACGCAGTAGTTTGCAATGGATAATCCGGCCCTCCAGAGCGGCTCTTCGACGCTTGCCTGATTCTCTACAATGTTTGCCAGCTGTTTACATCCAATGCCTTTAGCGGTCTTGTTCAGTATCGTCTTAAACTTGCTCACGAAACTGCCAAGTAACGATTTCGTAGCCTCATCCATCTCCATAGGGATAAACGGCTTCAACTTAAAGATCGTCGTGCCTACAGCATCCCTAAACGATCCGAAGGATACTTCCGTTAACTCTGCACTAATTACTTCAACGGGTAACGGCGGCTCATCTTTGAAGTTCGACGTTCCGGGAACCCGAAGAATACGTGCTACGTCCGACGTAACAGCAGGGTCTGCTGCAAACTCATGTGTGACGCACAAGTCCTTCAATGCCTGCGCAACCGGCAACCACTCCGCCGCTTCCACCGCTTTGTCCAGAGGCCAATAGGCATGAATACCTCTACCTGAATTAACAAGTAAAGGACGTGGTAGCCCAGCATCCTTGCAGAACTTCTTTAGTGCCGTTATACCTTCGACTTGCGTCAAGTAGGTCTTACCGGCTCCGCAATCAATGTCTAGCCAGAATGATTTGAGCAGTTTTGCATTAGCCACCTTACGTGATTTGCCATCAGTGTAAGTAGCCAACGCAAAGTATGCGTCAAACTTATTCTCGTGGAGTTGTTGTGCTACAGCATGTGCGCTCTCAATGTCGGGGAAGAACTTCTGGATACGTTTTTCTGAATCTTTTTTTAACCCTACTACGCAATAGAATCCTTCCGGGCCTAAAACTGCGCGTAGAAACTGTATGGTTTCCATGTCTCACCCGTAACCGAGAATCAAGAAAATAAAGCCCCCAATGTTTCGGGGGCTTATCCGTAAGTGTTAAAGCAGGACTTAGTCGTCCCACTCCTGCACTATGTCGGCTAATTTTGATTCGGCTACCGGTATCTTCTTAGAGGGAACTTTCTTCGGTTCCTCAATGACGGCCTCTTCTTCAGCGCCTTCGTCAACAGCTTTCTCTACGGGTGCCGGTTTCGCAACGGGTTTAGGGGCAGCTTTTGGTGCCGGTTTTGGCGCTTCGCCATCTTCGTCTTGTTCTTTGGGCTTGACATCAAGCTTGATGGCGTTGAGTGCTTCCGGCATATCGCGCAGTTCGTTCACGATATCGAACTCGTCTTGAGTCAATGGGCGCAACGGTTTGAAGGTGACCTTGTCGTAGGTAACCGACGTGTCGAACCGCACCTCTGTAACAATCTGCGTGATCCCACCGCCTTGCGACTTAACGTATTGTGCATACTTCTGCAACGGCATCTTGCCACGCTCACCATCACCAAACACGGAACGTGCAGGCACGAGGAACTGATAGACCTCACGACGCTCAACTTCACCATCAATCACAACTGCAATACGGCGATGAAAGCGACATGCTTTTGTCTCGCCTGTTCCACTACCCTTGATGTTTTGCGGACAGTTAACACAGTTGGGTGACTGCTTCTCCGACGAGTCAGCAGCGGGTGTCTTACCACCATCAGTTGACCAGCATACAGGGGCCGACGTTTGACCCTCGACGTAGGAGCCTTTGTAAAATACGCGATAGTTTTCCGGAGCTACACGAACGATAACGACATTGATCGAACGCTCTTCACTAACGCGATACTCTTTACCGCCAATCATTTCACGAAACACGCCACCACTAGCAACCAGACGGCGCATACCGCCGCTACCGGCAAGGCTATCAGTGTCGGTATCGGAACCGCCGTTTGTCAGAGTTGGAAGATTTTTAAATATAGACAATTCAGTAGACATAGTTTTCTCCATTACGCATCTTGATCGGGATTGAGGACAAGTGCTTCTGCAACCGCAGTCGGGGCGATCAACTCCGTTGTTGTTGCTTGCTGCAAGGCTGGTTGTTCAGCCGATTTTTGTTTTAATGCTGCGTCGATATCGACAAAGTTGAACCGGTATATTCCACCTATCTTTATGCACGGAATAATTCCTTGCCGAACCCAAGCACGGGCAGTCGAAAGCGATACTTGATAACGATCCGCCACCTGCTCAATGGTTGCGAATCTCTCTGGTTTGTCTGCCACTATTTTCTCCTTATGGTGATTGTGTATTCGTTGCTTGAGTTGAGGCCCGGAGGGATAAGCTCCGGATTGTCCGCTACGAAAGCCTTCATATTCGTTTGGTGCATACGCTTCTCCAACAGATATGGCGCATTCTGGTCTACGATAAACTTATGGAACGATTCCCAATCGCCCGTAGTGTAGGTAGTACGCACCGTGCGAAAGGCTATGCCATACGGTGTCCGGATACTTTCGGTTCCGTTGGATTTGCATTGCTCAAGTAACGCTTGCTTAACGGTTTGCATCTTGGACTCTATTGCGGCTACTTGTGCCTCCAACTCCCGCGTGAGTTCGTCACGTTTGTCCCGCATCTTGATGTAGGTGCGAACGAGTTTGTCGGCGGCGGGTATTACTTCAGACGTTTCCATATCAGTTTCTCCATGATTTAGTTGATTATTTTATTGTTATGGCTACATTATACTACGTTCTAACGACTTACGCAAGTAAACTCTTGTAAAGATCGATCAATTTTGAGTGATCGTGGTCTCTGCTATCTAACAGTTTGTATATGTGACGTTCTGCACTAGACCCTTGTAGCCTTACTATGGTTACTGGGTTCTTCTGTCCCGCCCTATGCACACGAGCGTTAGCCTGCGCGTAAATCTCCAACGAGGCTGTCGGCCCCCACCACACCACCGTATCCGCCGCCGTCAGTGTCACGCCGTGAGCAGCAGCTTGCGGCTGGATGACCAGAATACGAGGATCAGGTGTTTCTTGAAACTGCTTGAATATGTCCGTCCGACGCCCTGCGGATACTTCACCGTTGATGATGTCCGTCGAGAATCCGTCTGCTTCTAACTTCTCATGCAGAACTTTTATGACGTGCTTGAACGGGGCAAATATTAGAATCTTCTGCTGGGTCTCGTCAATCACTTCCCGCAATACTTTATACCGTTTGTCAATATCAAACATCAAGACCTCGCCGCTATCTGAATACACGGCACCGCACGATATTTGCAACAGCTTGTTAAGGTTGACCGCAGCGTTGACCGATGTCACCTCCTCCCCAGCTGCTTGGACGACCAGCTTCTTCTTAAGCAGATCATAGAACTTCTTTTGTTGCGGCGTCAGTTCTACGTCACGGCTTACGTAGGTCATGTCCGGCAGGTCAAGGCATTCCTTCTTGGTGTGGCGTATGGCTGGCTGGAGTGCCGTATACACGATGTTCTGCGCATTGGGCTTTGGTAACCACCGATGCATGGACACCTTAGTCATCACCATGTCTTTAAACGACGTGAAGTATTTCGGCACCCCTGTCGGGTTAACCAGCTTAGCCAGCCCATACGCTTCTACAGGAGACTGCGCTGCCGGGGTTCCCGTCATCATCCACAGCCACGTGTCACTCTTCACAAGCCGGTTGAGGCATCTCCAACGCTTAGTAGTCGTGGTCTTATACGCATTGGCCTCGTCTACAACAATCAGATCAAAGTTACCCGCAGCAATCTCTGGCTCCACGATCTCGACGCCATCGTAGTTAATGATGATGAACTCCGCATCCCCACTGATAATCTGACGACGTTTACGCACGTCACCGTATGCTACATCCACCGACCGATGCATTGCTATCTTGAACAGATCGTTCTGCCATGCTGACTGCATAATCGACAACGGACAGATCACCAACACGCGCCGGATGCGTCCAATGGATAGCAGGTAGTCCGCAGCCCAGATCACACCGCCCGTCTTGCCTGTGCCCTGCTCCGACAGACAGAAGGCACGTTTATGCAGTGTCAAGAACGACGCGGTTTGTTTTTGGTGATCAAACGGTTTATACATTCCGGGCCAGTTATACCGCCCCAAAATCGGAGAAGGCACATCACGGATGCGCAGGTTCTTTAACACCTGTGCCTCATCCAGCCCCCACTTCACCAACACGTTACCACCCCCAAGCAACCGGCTTTGCGGTATCACCGTCATCACCCTTTGCGGGTCTTTTAGGTTAAGCAATAATGCTTTATTGTCTATGACTCTCACAGTTTCTCCATGTAATAAAGATACTAATCGGGCGAAACAGGTCTCCCCGTTCCACCCGATACAGACTCCCGCGTGAAAGGAATACAAGGAACACGCGTATCTGTTGGCATGGTTATTATCCAGCCACCCCCACCTACCCGCCGCTACTCACTCATGCCTTACCGTAGCGGCAAGTAGTACCTACTTAGTCTTTTTGTGCCCGTTCCTAGCGCGATTCACGCTGGGAGGCACGAGCCGTGTTCCGTCTGCGTTGCTACCACCTTTGCTCAACAGCACTTTATGATCGATGTCTTTGCCGGTGCGGTCAATACCTTTTTTATCGTAGGCACGACGCGCACGTTGGCGCTCCATGCGATCAGGCAATTCCCCACGTTCCTGCTGTTGCATATATTCTTTTTTATACGGGCGCTTCTTGTTGACGTAAGGCATGTGTTTCTCCTCTACAGATTCCTGCCATTATGTGGGCAACTCATTACTGCGCAATGTTTGCGGCACAGCCCACTTGGATTTGGGTTCCACATGTCATTCTTGTAAGCTAGTTCTAAGCGTGAATAGCTACGCATCCATTTCTCCCATAGCTTACCTTCCATAGACATGTCGTATTTGTCTTTCACGAACGCGTTACACACCACAAACAACAGCCCAGCTTTGACTTTCGTAATTGTCGGGAAGTGCTTAAACACGCCCAACGCCATCAACTCAAGCTGCCCTGTGTCGGCATACTTTGCGGACTTACCGGTCTTGTAATCCAGAATCCGTGCTTCGCCCGTTTCATGGTTGAGAATAGCCAAATCAATGATGCCTCTAAACCACACATTCTCCGCTCTAAAGTCGCACGGTTCGAGGTTTCTAGTCAGGCCCATCTGGAACTCGCACAACCGCTCACCTTCAAATCGTTTCAGGTTATCGAGAGTGCTTTTGATGTAGCCAAACCGTCCCGGCAACG